CCACTATCTCATAGCTCGATTGAGCATTGAGACGGCTATCCCTCCACAAGCTTTAATAGATTTAGATCCATCAATGCTCCAGATGTTACTGAAGGCATTGAAAGACCGAGCGAAGGAGCAGAGCGATGCCTACAGAGCTAAAAGGCGCTAACGCCCTTCGCAAGGCTCTCAAGCAATTTTCGCCTGATCTTGACAAAGAAACACGCGATGAAATGGTTGGATTTCTAAAACCTTTGGTAAAAAAAGCGAGAGGTTTTATGCCATCCAATGCGGCTATGCCATCTGGATTTGTTAAGCATGAAGTCAAGACTGCTAAGTTTCCAATGTATGACGCAGGTGAGGCGCGTCGCGGCGTAGGATATAAATTAACACCTACTAAGCCCAATCGTCAAGGCTGGATTTCTACTGTCTCAATTCACAATAAGACCGCCGCAGGAGTTATCTACGAGTGGGCTGGACGCAAGTCTAGTAGCAAGTTTGTGTCTAACCTGCCCGGCGCGATGACAGGATCAGGCAAGATGCAAGGACGAGCAATGTTCAAAGCCTATAATCAAGATGAAGGTAAGGCTAAGACCGGAGTAATTAAGGCGCTAGAAAAAGCTGCCGCTAAGTTCAATGCGAGAGGCAACATCTAATGGCTGAATTACGCATACCGATTATTAGTGAGTTCAAAGGCAAAAAAGCTTTTAAGGAAGCTAACACAGCTACATCAACTTTACAAAAGGGCGTCAAGAAATTAGGCGCTCAGTTAGCTATTACCTTTGGGGCAACCCAGCTTCTCAAGTTTGCTAAAAATGCAGCTAACGCTTTTATCGAGGATGAGAAGGCCGCATCACGTTTAGCCATGTCAGTTAGAAATCTAGGTCTTGCTTTTGAAACACCTAGAATTGAAAAGTTTATTAGCGATCTTGCCCGTGCTTCAGGTGAGGCTGACGACAACCTACGTCCAGCCATGCAGAAACTTTTGCAGACCACAGGATCAGTCACAAAGTCTCAAGATTTGTTATCTCAGGCTTTGGACATATCTCGTGGATCAGGCGTCGATTATCAGACAGTAGTCAATGATTTAAGTATGGCCTATGTCGGAAATACTAAAGGACTAAAAAAGTATTCACTTGGTCTCACCAACGCAGAGCTAACAACAATGAGCTTTGCACAGATACAAGAAAAACTTACTAACCAATTTAAGGGATCTAACGCTGCCTACCTTGAAACCTATGCTGGGAAGATGGGTGTTTTATCTAATGCCGCTAATGAAGCTCAGGAAAGTATTGGCAAAGGCTTAGTTGATGCCCTTTCTTTGGTATCTGGCGGTGGTAATAGTATTCAACCCTTAGCAGATTCAATGCAGGAATTTGGTACTTGGCTTGGCGATGCTATTTATGGCATGGGAATTATGATCGAGCAAATAAAATCTTTACCCGGCATGGGATTTTTGGACAAAGCTATGGGAGGACAAGGTTTCTTAAAGACCTTTTCACCGATTGTAAGATTGCTTGATCAATTTTCCAAAATGGGCGCAGCCGGAAAACCGCTTGAGGGCAGAGTTTCAGAGCATACCGGTCGCCTTGGTTTCGTAGATCCTAACGCGGCCGCTCGCAAGAAGTCGGAAGCAGATGCAGCTAAGCGAAATAAAGCATTAGCTGATATGAAGAAAAAAGAATTAGACACACAAAAAAAATCTAATGCTTTGACCAAAGCCGCAAAGACAATCGACTTAGATCGCATCGGCATGGTCGCCGCTCTCAAAGGCAAGATCAGCGAAACTGATCGTCTATCTCTTAATCTTCAACTTGCATTGCTTGACAACAATGATGAGAAAGCAACTAAATTATCTAAAGAATTAAGCGAAGCAGTCAAGCGCCAAAATGATCTTGATGCGGCTTTACGCAATACGGCAGAAGCTCCAAACCCTTATCGCAACTGGAAGGCGCCAGATGTAACTCCAGTTTCATTCCCTACTTTCAACGTACCTAGCGGTGGAATCGCTCCAAAGATGGCTGCTGACTATTTAGGCCTTGGAGCTATTGCAGGGGCAGGATCAGAAAACATTGTGAACGTAGTAGTAAATCTTGATGGCGATGCTGTAGGCGGAGCAGTAACAAGCGCTCAAGTCAATCAATCTCTATCAGGTACTTTCAGCGATGTCAGTAGATACAATGGACGCGGAGCGCCGTCAATCAAATGACGCTACCTGCCACCATCTCTGTTTCGTTCGACTTTAGTCAAGGAGCTACCTTCGGGCTAGGTTTTGTGGTCGGCGATGAAAAATATGGAATCATCGGAGTTGGCACTTTCGCGGCTTCGGAAGTTCCTGATCCTGTAGTTGATCTCAGTAGCACTACTCGATCAATCAAGATCCAGCGCGGAAGAAGTATCATGCGCGACACCTACGAGACGGGCACATGTACTGTCCGAGTAATCGATGAGACAGGCGCCTTCAATCCTCAGAACACATCTTCACCTTATTTTGGCTACCTAACTCCACTACGCAAAGTCCGAGTCGCAGCTACTACTCCAACCACTCAGCACTTCTTATTCTCAGGTTATGTCGATTCATACAAATACTCTTTCCCAACTGGTCAAGAATTAGGCTATGTGGACATAGTCTGTTCAGATGCCTTTAGACTCTTTCAGATGGCTAACGTGGCGACTGTGACGGACGCCACAGCGGGTCAGACTACTGGCACACGCATCACAAAGATCCTAGATCAAGTCTCATTCCCTACATCGATGAGAATTACAGACACAGGCTCGACGACAGTTCAAGCCGATCCCGCTACAGCTCGCACATCCTTGCAAGCCCTCAAGGCGGCAGAGTTCGCAGAGCAAGGCGCATTCTTTATCCGTACCGATGGCACGGCAGAATTCAAGGATCGTAACGATGTGGTCAGCTCTCTCGCGGCTACACCGATTGAGTTCAATCAAACTACTGGGATTCCATATTCAGACCTTCGTTACGCGTTCGATGACAAATTGATTATCAATCAAGCTAGCATGACTCGCCTAGGTGGCACGGCTCAAGTGGTCGCCAATGTTGATTCGTCGGCTAAGTACTTCCCTCATGGCACTACTCTGACAGAGATGATCCCTGAGACAGATGCTCAAGTCTTAGACATCGCTCGAATCTATGTCGCCACGCGAGCCCAAACCGACATCAGAATCGATGCGATGACAGTCGATCTATTAGACACGGCAGTCCCTACAGACACAATGATTGGCCTCGATTACTTTGACAATCTGCAGATAACCAATGTGCAGGAAAACGGATCAACAATAGTCAAGACCTTGCAAGTTCAGGGTCTAGCATGGGACATCACCCCAAACAGTATGAAATGCACAGTAACAACACTTGAGCCTATAGTAGAGGGATTCATCATAGGATCATCGACTTACGGTATAATCGGACAATCCATAATGGGATACTAGGAGAAAATCATGGCAGAAGGCTTTCCAGCGACAACAGGCGACATCTTTACAGCCGCAGACTATAACGGCCTAGTAGCCTTTACTGTAGGCGCAGCTCAGACTGCTGACTATACCGCAGTCATTGCTGACACCTATCAGGTCTTAGAGCTGATGAATAAGGCTACGGCCATTGCCTATAAGATTCCTACAAACGCCTCGGTCGCATTCCCTATTGGCACAGTATTGAACATCCTTAATATCGGCGCAGGCGCTTGCACAATCTCAGCAGTAACACCTGGTACTACTACGATTCTATCTGCTGGAGCGACAGCGGCATCTCCTACCCTTGCACAATACAAGTCAGCGGCTTGCATTAAAACTGGTACAGATGCTTGGTACGTTGTTGGAGCCATTGGGTAATGCTTAACAACCTAGTCGGTGTTTATGGAGTTCCCACTCCTCCATCTTTTACCCTTGACTACCTAGTTGTAGCAGGCGGAGCAGGCGGCGGAAATGGCGCGGCTGCTAACAATAACGGCGGCGGCGGCGGTGCTGGTGGTTTCAGAACAGGCACAAGTTTTTCAGTTTTAGGTGGCACAAGTTATTCACTTAAAGTCGGAGCAGGCGGAGCCGCGC